CAGTTGATTCTCGCCCAACGCCCGGGTATAGGCTTTGTCATATTCACCGGTTGCGTAATCCTGTCCGTAGCGCATCAAATCCTTCATGGCTCCTCCGGTACGAGCCATGCCCTGGGCAGCAGCCGAGTTTTCGATCGCTCGTTCACCCTCACGCCGCCTGAACTCATACCCGGGTGTCCCTTCAACCTCTGCCATCGTAGGAGCCTGAAACCCGGGGTCAGACACTGCGCCAACTGGCGACTGGAACGCAGCCCCAGGCTGGAACTCCCCCACTGCCGAGACCATGCCTCGACCGCCTGGGCCCACGTCAAACGAGCCATACGACCCTGGCTGTGTCGGAGCCTGAAAGGGGCCACCCCCCAGCGGTCGCGTCCAATGACCATAGTCAGTCGCTATCTGTGTCCCATTGGAATCATTGGGCTGTCCTGTTCCTGCCGTCGTAGCGCCGGTTGGCGCATTCCGACCAGAGCCGAAGCCTTGGTCAGGCATATAATCTGGAGAATAGCCGTAACCATACCCATAGCCGCCCATCCCAGACGGCGACTGGTTCCATGTGTTCCAGCCACCGCCTCCATACGGGTTATACCCACTGTCGTTCCAGCTTCCATAGGCCATGATTATGTCCTCCGGTTCGTCAGCATGTCGCCCATCGTCCGGCGCTGAGTCGGGTCATCAATAGCAGGGTCACGCATATCACGCATATATCCAGAGGGTATGGCCTGTGCCTGTGCCACTCCACCACCAGCTTCTACCCCTGTATCTATCTCCGCCAGTGTGCGCGGAGGGCCTTTCCAGGCCCCTTCGGCTACCTCAGGCACCTCATGTGTCTGGAGACCAGGAATACCTACCTCCCCCATCGTGCTGCGGAACACAGCATCGCGCACCTGCAGGCCGGGTAGCGCCCGTTGATACGTCTGCCAGTTGTCTTCCATTTCATACCCAAGCTCGGCCCGGGCCAGTCTTTGCGCCTCTGCGTTGTATTTGTCAGCCGATGCTTGGGCCCTTGATCGACCCCATATATTAGCAATCGCGCTCCCTCCTGCAATCACCGCCATTGTTATCGCTGCCATATCAGCCTCATCTGGTTCTGTTAATTCCCCGCCATGAGCCAGAAGCTCGTCGCTTCCATACTGACGGATGCCACGCGATGGCATTTGATAGCCGGGTTGCCCCCACTCGCCTTGACTGACGGTTCTGGGAGATCGAGGACGGCCACCAAATCGACCACTTCCCCTCCCATGCGTTGGAGTAAAGCGAACCGTACTCCCAAGAGGGTCATGCCTGTTCCCGTTTGCCATTAGAGCGCCTTATAGAAGTGTGTCTCCAGTTCCGAATAGCCCAATCGCTTGTAGAACACCTTGACGCGGTCATTGGGTGCCACCATGTGCATCCAGGCGATGCGGTTCGTCTTCACCCACTTCTCCGCATGTTTCAATAACCGCATCCCGTCAGCCTTGCCTCGAAAGGCCGGTTTCACAAACCAGAACATCTCCGAACACAGCGCCTGTCCCGTAAACGGGTGGTCGTAGACAATCACGCCAATCGTGCCGACCACCACACCATCCCGATCAGATACCAGAAGAAACCCAGATGGATTCTCAATCAACCGCGTGAGCATCCCCTCCGTCTGCTCCGCATTGAACGTCAGTGTCTCAGCATAATGCTCCTCAATAAACCCTTGTGCCATTGGCACTAACGCCGGAACATCCTCCTTCGTCGCCCATCGAATCATTGCGCCACCCTAACTCAATGCCACGTATCTCCACCCTGGCGTGCCAGCAAAAGCGTTATACACCCAGAGTTTGTCGTTATTCACATCAAAATACAACGGAACCGAGTGTCCCTCATTAGCCGGGGACGGCGTTGCGGTTACATCGCCGTTTCCTGTGCCGCTCGACGGAATCATCAGAAATCCACTGGTGGCCGCAGCCGTCAATTCCCCAGCGCCACAGACAGACACATTGGCCCCACCCACGCCGCCTGCTCCCGCTGGGCTAGAGTTAATCCGAATCGTCTGCGGGTCACCCGCATCAGAACCACTCGCGGTTCTCGCATATACCTTCGTGCGGTCATCGTCTGACGCGACGGTCAGCACAGAGTTCGTGTGCGCCCCCATCGACACAAACTGCGCCAACACATTGGTGGCTGGAGACGACACATTCCGCAGATTTTCAACCACCAATGGCCCACCATAACTCGTCCCGGCTTCCGTCTCCGCGTTGGAGTCCCGCACCTCCAGACGCGCACGCGCCGTGGCCGCTGATTCCGTATCAGGAGCCAAGAACACCGGATCGCCAGAGGTCAGCACAGGCACGACAGTCCCGGTCGTTGTCATCGTCGCACGTAAATTGACGCCCACCGTCGATGGCAACGCGAACGCATTGTCCCCACTCCCATCGCCAAACGATATCGCCCGACTTTCAGTCGGCGTCCCGGTCACGCTATGCACGGTAGTGCAACTTACCGCAGACGCATTCAGGAACACATTCCCGATATTCGTATCAACACCAGACCACTGAATGCCAGTCTCACACCCACTCAGACGCAAGCCCACCCAGGTACCATAGCCATGCAAATCAATACCGGTGGCTGCGCCGTCCACGCTACAGTTGCTCCAGAGATTGGGACCACCCACGACACGGATGCCCGTCGTTGGGGTCGCATAGTCACCACCAGGATCGGTGGTGACACGGATAGACTCGTAAGTATTCAGTTCATTCTCTGCGGCAGCAATCGACAGGCCAGCAGACCCAGCACCGGGGATCAGGAGGTCGTTAAAGACCGACCGCTTCACCCCCGCTTGCAAGTTCAAGGCCGAAAGCGTTCCTCCCGTGCCACCCAGGGCCAGATGCTCAATCACCAACCCCTCAACACCCTGACAGTCAAAGACAACCGCACCAGACCCTGTCTGCTGTAAGACGGAGCCGTCCAACACGCCTGGAGCCGCATGGTAGCCAGCGCCTACAATGCGGATAGCTTTGTCGACCGTTATCGATGAGGTGAGCTTGTAGAATTTCCCGGAGGCGCATGGGGGGATATAGACCATGCCTCCCGCTGGGCACGCCGTAATCGCATCCTGGATGGCGGCAGTGTCATCTGTGACCCCATCGCCAGTCGCTCCCTGCGAGACAACATTGATATACCCATCGAGCTTGACTTTATTCGCCGCAATCCCCGTCTCATTGGTATCAATCTGCGCAGATGTTGTCTGGAGATAGCGCACCCACTCTCGCGTCATCAACCGCTCAAACACTTCGCCCGTAACCGGGTCTATCAAGACCCAACTCCGCAGCGGAACTTCAGGAAGACCCATCTATGAAGTGCCCTCCGAGACATCCATGTTCGCTGAAATCACGCGCCACGGAACCGGGTCTGTAACCGAAATTTCAAACACGCGATTCCGACCACGTCCCAATCGACGCCAGATGGCCCTGGCGCTATACTGACCCATTTTCCCAGCAGACACCCAGTGTTCGTTTCCCCAGGTGTGCGAGCCATCATCGCTCCAACGCATCATCACCTGCGGGTCACTGCCCTGCCCACTGGACAGCCCAACCCCGGACTGCAGCATGACCTGAAGTTTGTGGTAGAACAACGTCCGGTCTTCCACATTCAAATGAGGGGTTCGACGTAACCGTCGAATCGGGACTCCCCCCGCATCGGTAAATTTATCAATCGACATCTCATGCACAATGCCGGTTTTGAAATTCCCAACAAGATGTTTCTCAAAGGCAAAGGCGTGCGACTGCGGTCGCCATGCACAATACTGACGGTTGTCTGCGTCCCAGGTGCCACGCTCATGCCAGAGGTTGGTCGCCCCGTCGTACACCCACGTTGCATCGGCTGACGGAAAACTCAGGACATAAAAAATATGACCACTCTCCTGATACGTCATCGCCACGGCATCATGGATTGTGCGCCCGTCACGCATATACCCCTGAATCGCGTATTCCACGGCATGGGTGCTGACACGCTGTGGCGTATAGCCATTCGCTCGCCAGACGACACACGCCCCTTCTTCACTCTGCCCCAGCCATATCACCGTATTCCCAAACTTGGCAGCAGACGCGGGGGCCGCAATCCCCTCCTCGATAAAGGCTCCAGGAATGGCGGCAAAAGGGAACGGGGCGGTGCCTGCGTTATACCAGACCTCAGACGTATTCTTGCCAAAGAGCCAGATATCACGATTGGAGACAATCAGTGACTGCCACGGGTCAGACCCCGCTGTCCGCTGGGCATACTGCGTGGCATCCCACGTTGCCGCCCCATCATTCAGTTCAGACAGGTAGAGTGTGGACGTGTCTCGGTTGAGCGCTAGAAAGAACCCATCGAGAAAATCTCCCTGATGAGACGTGATCGGGATCGTGTCTGACCCAATCATGACCTGCGTCAGCACGTTAGTGCTGAGGGTAAAGATATAGCCCCGTCCGCCAGACGTGATAAATATCTCGTCCCCCGCATCCACATTGCCTGAGAAAGTGGCTGGGGTCTCTGTCTCAGACTCTACGCGCCCACGATCCTCCGACGACCCATCAGGGAAAATTTCATACAGCGTATTGGCCGAGACCGCAAAACAGCGGTCCACGCCTCCGGTACGCACAGCGGTGATGCCAGACACTGGAAAACTTGTCAGACTGGCAAAGTCAGAACACCCAGGCGTGGGATACAACACGACCTGTGCTGGCTCGTCACGAACCTCGACCTGCTCCACATACCAGTTCATACACCGTTGCGCGGCCACATTGACGCTTTGTGACACATACGACGGTCCAACGAATCCACTGAATCTCATCGGTATTGGTCCGTGCGCCAGTCGTAACGGCCACCATGCGCCGACAGCGCCAGGTCAAGGCGCAGTGTCTCGGTGGTGCCATTGGCACGCTTCACATTGCCAAAGGTATCCTGGGCAAGCGCTGCCACCTCTGGGCCTATGGGTCGTCCAAATTCAGGAGCCAGACGCATCGCCAGTTGATAACGCAGCGCCTCTTCATAGCCGGGAGGAAACGTGTAGTCCGTCGTGAGATCCGCAAATTTGATCAACGCGGTCGGGGTATACAGCACCAACTGTGAAGTGCTGGAGCTTGGCACCGGCCAGACGCTAATCGTGGCAAGCCCCGCCGCCCAGGCTTTGTCATAATAGAACTCAAGCGGATAGGTGCTGGTCGTCCCCTTGATCGCCACCTGCTGCCACTGCGTGGTATTCATCGTGGCCTGAATCGGTAGCTCAATCTTCTGTGCAGACGACGCGTTTCTATCAGGAATAATGCTTGCGGCTACAATCCAGAGGGGACGCACGATATTAAACGCACCACCCGTGCCAATCGTGTAATCCTGCTGTGATGCCGTGAGATTAAATGCGGTGCGTGCCGTATGGTAAATGGTCAGACGCTGGGTCGCCCATGAATCCATCATGCCATTCAGGGTGGTGAACGAGTCCGCTGCGTCACTGCCGGTGGCTGTTTCACCTGACGCTAGCACCCCAATCGTCCTCAGGCTGCGTTCAATGAGGTCATTCGCTGTCATGGCGCACCTTGCCTACGACCGTGTTCGAGATCGCCCTTTCGGGCGTGGTTTTGGTGTCTCCACCTGGAACGGCCCGTCTGGTGTCTCAGCCCACCCCTTCCCTAGTGACGCCCGTTCGTCTGGGTCGTTCACAATGCGACCAACAACCTTTCCGTCGCGCTTAATCGTGTATAGCCACTTCGGGTAGAACGATTGATACTCAGACTCAGGCATAGCGTCCTCTCATCATGCAGACACAGAGGAAGGGGACGGTCAGAGACCGCCCCACTTCCCACTCGCACAACACCGACTAGCCAGAAATACGGCAGGCTAGTTCTGGACGCAAGACCGCCCACCCATACAGCACATCGAGGCGGCATGGGAATTTGTCAGTCGTGATGTCATAGTCTCGGATGAGACGAATCGACATGCCCAACTGATCGTCCGACACACGAGCAGCCATGTCCGTGCCTTTCGGCAACGGCAAGTCAGCCATCGCCAGGGTGAACGCATCCTTGTGATGCGCGATGCCTGTTGGCGACTGTGTGGACTCCGCACCATTGAAGACCAGTGCCGCACCGTCCGCTGGCAAGGCATCGACAGTCTGGAAGGCTGTCGTAGTCTTGATCGCTGGACTGATGGGGAGTGTAGCCATCGCCCCACCTGACGAGGTGGTGTCTGCCGTCACGACAAACTGCTGGAGCGTGCCGGTGGACTGACGGCTCTGCGGGTTGACATGGTTCACACCAGCAATTGTGAAAATGTCGCCCTTCTTGACCGTCGATGACCCAGAGTTCCACCCATCAGTGGAAATCGTTGTGGCCCCAGTGGAGGTGGACCCATTCATCAACGGTGTCGCACTGGTAGTGTAGACACCGCTCGTATGGGTGTTGCAGTTCTGGTCCATATACCACTCAAAGCCCACGGCAGTCCCCATCTGACCACGCTGGTACTGGCTGGCAATCGCAGACGACTGCTGAAAGAGCCCTTTCAGTGCGTCCACAATCGTGGCCTGCATCAACGGGGTGATACACAGGGTACGCCCACCGTCCATCGGAGCCGCTTCATCATCCAACTTGACGCCAGCCGTCAAATAGGTCAACAACGCAGCCGGTGTCGTGCCTGGTGTCCCCACCTCGTTATAGATAGAGGTATAGAGGCCCATGCCATCGTTGTCGATCTTATTGGCGATCGTCGCCACTGCCGGGGTAATAAACCGCTTGCTGAAGTCATCAATCTTCAGGGCCAGGTCTTCGGAAGTGAAGGTAATATCGACACCAAACTGGGTGTCGAGCGTCACCGCGACCTGCGTTTCGGTCGCATCCTCAATACCGATTGCCGTACCCGTCCGACCCACGTAGCGCGGGGGTTTTCTGACGTTCAGGACCGTGCCAATCTTGGCACCCTCGACCCCGAACTTACTGTCGTATTGCCGATTGACGCCCTTGGTGAACGTCAAGTTATTCTCCAACACCATCAGGGCTTCCCTGGTGATCATGGAGATTGTGAGAAGTGTATTTGCCATCGTAGCTCTCGCTTGCTACGACGCCACCGCGTTATCGCCCAACGCCCTTCTGTCTGGCACGCCGGTACGATTGGTAATCCATCTGGTCAAGCGGCACCGTCGAAGCTGTCGCGCCCCCACCCACCGGCTTGATCGGTCGGGGTGCTTGGGTTACAGATGCCGCCGATGAGACCGGGCCGGTTTGAGCAGCCTCAATCCGCGCTTCTAATTTGCCCATCTCCCGAATCGCCACCATCGGCGGCAACGCCGCTATCCGGTCGCACTCCTCGGGAAACCGACAGAGGTGATACATCACCGCTGGTCCCATGTCAGAGTTCATCACTGAATCCTGCATGGGCGCAGTCATCGGCAGGTTCTTGCCCTGCTCGACGACGGCATCGAAATCGTCATGCTCCTGTCGGAAGGCGTCGATTCGCGCAGTGTGCGCAGCGACGGATTTTTCCCGGGCACGGTTAACGGACTCGCGTTCGATGCGCTCGCGGTCCGATGCGTCTCGCTCAGTGAGACGCAAATTCACCTTCCAGTCTACCAGAGCTTCCTGGAATTGTTCATAAGTTTCAAAATCATCCTGAGTAGGTCGCCCAGCACTGGGCGGCTGGGCAACATTCGGGCTCACATCTGGCTGTCGATAACGCGGAGCCACCTCGATCTTGTCTTCTCCTGGTGGTGTGGGAGCAATCGGCTTGACCGGGGGCGTGGGTGGACGCGCCACATTCGCTGCCGCACGAATCGCATCCAGTTCAGCTTGCAGGGTATCAGCCCGACTCTTCTCTGACGCCTTCTCC